GAGTCAATGAGACTAAACACGTTGTTCCTATTATTAATATAATTACGAACTGAGTCAGCTTGGGCGTCGGTGATGGTCGCAGGGAATAATGCAAGGTATTCTAGGTCGATGGCGAGATTGGAACCACCAGTAGAATCTGATGAAATAGAATATTCCGTTGCAGCAACACCGGTGTCGGGAAGTGTGGTCACACCATTGTTTCCATCTGCATCGTTGACTTTACTTTTTTGCGAGCTAGGTGCAAGGCGAGATTCGAATAGCAAATCCCCACGGTCATCGTCAAAAAGATTTTGATGAGTTTCACCCCAACCGCCAGAATACCTTAAGTTCAAAGTTTCCGTTGAGACTAAACGGCGAAGTGCGAAGCCGGTGTTTTGGTAGTCAAAGCCTCCATTTATGTTAGCTCCAAATATGCGACCATAATCGTCACCGCCATCTCCAAGCACACTGAAAGCTGCAAACATATAGCCGCTGTTTATGTTATTAGCAAAGAGACCTTGAAGCCCATCGTTAACACCATCGAACCGCAAGACACTCTTCTTGATAACCGTGGCTGGGTCGTTGCCGGATTGATTTATTGTTACCACTTGGCCAGTCGCGCATTTGAACTTGGTGTCACCGTGGCGAATGTTGGTGGCCGTGAAGTCTACGTCTAGGACTGGTGTGCCTGCTTGTGTTCCGTTGTTCCAGATGATTGCGCGAGAGATTTTGCCGAGGAGTCTATTACCGCCTGAGAATTGCCCGATATTAACAGAGACAATGGAAGAAGGGTTATGGAGTGGCGTCGTTGATACTATGTCAGTGTCGTGTGATACGTAACCGCTTCCAGTGTCAACCCAATACGTCAGCACAGTTCCTACGCGCGTTACTCTTATGCCGACTGTGTTTGTTGGGACGGCAGTTGATTCATTGTAGGTAAAAACAAGGTCGGTATTAAGATAAAGATAAAGAACAATTTTACCTGTTGGGCCAATCTGTAAAATAAATGAACGATTAACATTAGCGTCACCAAAATATGATATTGGCGTTCCTATTGCAGAAGGTCGCACAGACCCAGCATCAAGACCATCAACTTGTATAGTGAAATCATCTAGCGCACCTATGTCGAAAACAGGGACATCAGCATAGTTACCACTAACACCACTGAGATACAGATAGCCTTTTCCATCATACGGCAACGCTTTAGGCTGGTTTAGGGCCACATCTTGTTTCCCATCGCCGCCTTTGTTGGAATTCCGCGAGAGATTGCGTAACACTGGGACGTTCTCAAGGAAGTCAGCGGTCGTCAGGGCTTCTGCTAGAACGTCACCAGATGTCGCGCTGGAAGTCAGTGTGGATAGATTGAGTGCCATTGTTTAAAGAGATATGTTAGAGACGGTCAGACGAATAGGGCCAAAATAGGACGCGTTTGATGTGACCGCTTAAATTAGTTCCTAAGTATAAACTGGAAATACCCGAATAATTACCGTTGTATGGAGAATCGCTAGATGTGTTTCCGTTCACGCTCAATTTTTTAGTCGAAGATGCGTAACTAAGTGCCATTCTAATTAGTTGGTTTGAGGGAATCCCTGAGAATTGTAAGAAATTCGCACCATCATAATTGGCGACGTTTGCGCTATTACCGTTGCTGTATAATATCAAATTGTTTCCGCCTCCATGCAAATACAGGTGTGAAGTACTGTCCAAAATATTCTTGTCAATTAGCTCCATATAAAACGTCCCCTCAGAACCATTGTAGAAATCGAAGGCACTGCCGGAAATCTCAAGGTCGTCAGCGGCTCGCGTCACGGTGGAACCTGATGTGGGTATGTAGGACGTGGCGACACTTCCGCTCTCGACTTGAAAACCCCAAAGTAAAACTGAACCTCCAGCAATACTAGAATGTTCAGTATATCCAGACACAGTATACAGAAATTGAGTTGTTGTTCCAGAAGATTGAGTATTGCCGATAATGATACATCTATACCAACCATCAGGGTATGTTTCTATTTGTAATGTATGACCACCATTCCCATTGGTAATGATTTGCGTTTCACCATCGCCTTCCAGCTTAAATCCAGCTCTAACAACTGCTCCGCCAAGATTTTGAAAAGACCACGTAAAATAATTATTACCGCCCGAACCTGCCTTTGCCCATACAGACAGAACCATAGAGTCAGAACCAAAAGTTATGGAACTAGTTGCTCTATAATTATGATTTCCGCTAGTGCCGTTATTAGTAATTCTAAATGCTTCAGTTTCTCCGTTAGGCGCAGTCGCTGCATCAAATGTTCTAATTCCACCACCACCAAAAGCTAATGCAGATGTTGGTTGTGAATACAGAAAGCTATTCGTCGCACTCGGCTCCACCAGAATCATCGGCACTCGTGGGCCAAAGGTTGCCCCTGTGATAAACTTCGGGCTGCCCGTTGTGTTCGCCACGAAGTCACTCGCGGTTGTGCCTTCTTCAAGCTGTGGTCCGTAGGCGTAAACCGTAGCTGCTGAATTAATTACCCCGTGTCCACTGACACTTTGTCTTATGCCGAAAGTAAACTTCTGGTTTCCGCTTGGACTTGTGTTTTCAGTCGTGGTAAACCTCTGCCATTCAGTTGTGAGCGTTACTAATTGGTAAGAGCCGTTTGAAGCTCCTCTGAAGACTAATTGCTCACCGCCGTTTTCGCCCCTTAAAAAGATGCTCGCAGTTGATTGTATATTGTCTTCAATTTCAGAAACATTAAAATAAAGTTCACTGCCGTCACCGCTTGTTGTCCCGCTTCCTGCGTTGAATACAATTTTATAAGCGTCCTCTGTTCCGCTTGGTGAACCTAAAGCATCTGATGATAAAACTGGGGACACACCTGTTCCAAAATTACTTAAGACTCGACCACTACTAAAGTCAGTATACCCAATGTTCTGAAACTTCGTCGGAGTCAACTCGGCTCCCTGTGTCTGGTCCACGCGCACCGTGTTCGCTGGGGCTGTCGCTATGAGACCGTTGACATCTGTGTAAGTCGCGGTTCCTGCGCGGGTCGCTGTGATAACGTCGAGGGTCTCAGGTAACGCCGGGTTCAAGTCGAGCGTTGGGTTCTCCAGGGTCCCGACCATCGAGTCACGCGCGTCAAACAAAAGGTAAGGGTTTAGCGCAAATATGCTAAAGCCCCCTCCAAGTTTTTGGGTTAGCTCCGATTGGCTAAGAGCCCTAGTAAGCGGACGCGTGAGTGGTCGGGTTAGAGACATTATTAGAATGCTTTGTTATCAGCGACAGGAGCGACGATGATGTCTACGTTGGTAGGCGCAGCACTAAGGTCAACTTTGAGCTCTTTCGAGGACGTCGTGAACAGTGCTTGGCCATCGTCAGTGAACGTTACGTCTTCACCAATATCAACATAAGAATCAGCGATCTTGTGCTGGAGCTTGATTTGGGCAGATCCGAATGTGCCAATGACAGCAAACATTCCAGAGCTTCCATTCCAAGTCATGTCGATATCAGCGGCGCTGGTCACATTGCGAGACACAGTTCCGATTCTTGTAATTTCAGGCATGGTTTCTGTTTAGTATATATTTATGAATAATTAACCCCCGCTCCTCCTTTAGGTGTGCTAATTGAAGAACGAGGGATTGTAAGTGGAGAACGACGTGATGCCTTAGTTTTACGTTGTTGTCTGACCGGGCTAAGAGCTTTCTGTGCGACCTTGGTGGGCGGCGGTGGGGGTGCCGGAGGTTTAGGAATTTCAGGCATCTTAGGGGCTGACATACACATGGCTTATTGTCTTAGGTTGGTATTGAGAATATTCTTGTTTTGTTCTTCGTGAACAGTGCGGAGAAACGTAACAACCGAGCGCTGTCCATAGTGGTGGTCGAGATGCCTCAGAGGTGTAGTAGGCCCAAAGTCTCGCTTTGGATATGCCTTTTCGATAGCTTCAAGCAAACTCAACGGCACTGTAGGCCAGTGCTCGGTGTTTTCATATAAGCTCATGAGTCAAGAAAGATCGTCTAGGTGTTCTGGTAAATCACCGTTGTCGATCATTTTGCGCGTCTCTACAAGACACATTGCGTTCCAGATTACTGCCCCACCGTGGTCTTCGCTGAGGTCTCCCTGCATAAACGACCACAAGTGGCGATACAAGCTGTCAACATACCGAGACAAAGGGATGCCTTTGCGCCAGTTGTCCTTGCCATACTTGGTGGCACCGTCTTCGAAGCGACGCGATACAGCCTGGAGAGCAGCAACAGGAATACAACTAGGCATTCCCTTGCCGATCATGGCGTCACGCACGGCTCCCGTGTCGAATTCACTGCGTTCCCCTGAGTCAGGTAACACGCTATTATTTTGTTTGTTCATGGTAGTGGTTCTTTAGGTCGTGCTCTAAGTTAACTAGGGTGTCTTTTAGATACGGTGTGGGATAATATTTATTAATACGCTTCTTGTCTGACGTAATGACTGTGTCTTTGTGGATCAAGTTGTGCTTAGCGAGATAACGCATGGCCGCTGTGATGTTCTCACCGCTAAGGCCCATGAGTCGAGCCAAAAGGCTGTTCTCAATGCCTGGCCGCTCGAACACAGCGATACACAGGCTCGCCCGGTAGAACGTCGTGACACCAGCGCGTCTCATGGTTTCACTTAGGATCAGTAGGTGTCTCATGGTGTCCACAGTTTAATGTCAACGCCATCGTAGTCTTCGTCGCGTAGTATCCTGGCGAGCCTGGCGGTGACCAGTGCGTCGTCTTCGGTGAGCCCTGCTTTCTCGTAGGTCGCCACCACCGTTTCCCAGTTGTATCCGTCTTTCTCTAGGATCTTCTCGGCGGTCTTAGTGCCGATCCCTTTGACGCCCATGTAGCCGTCGGTCGGGTCACCTGCGAGTGTCTGGATGAGGTGGAACTTGTCGGCTTCTTCAGGGGTGACACTGCGCATCTCGTCTCGCAACATGTTATACCAGGTGATCGGTAAGGTCCCGAAGTCTTTGTCACCACTGACCGCCACAAAGGTCGGGTCTTCAGTGGCCATGATGCCGCACACGTCGTCAGCCTCGAGCCTCGGGAACACACGGGAATCGTAGGACTCAATGGCCCACTCTCGTAGAGCTTTTAGGCCTAAAGGTTTACGCGTGTTTCTCCGGTTTGATTTATAATTAGGGAATATATCGTAGCGGTAGTTCTCGGTGTCTGAGAACGCCAGGATAAACTCTGCGTCCTTGTCGAGCTTGTTGACCACACTCATAAGACAAGAGTCAAAGCTGTGCTGTGATTCCTTCTCGCTAGAGTGTAGTGTCCATGTGTCTTCGTCCCACTTAATTTCAACCTCAGTAGAGAACGAGGCGCGGTAAAGGAACATATCTCCGTCTATTATTAATTTCATATCTTTAGTGTGTTTCGGCCCAGTTGTTTCCGACTTTGTATTCTCCGTCTAGTGGGCACAGGAGACCAAAGGTTTCACCAGCTTTGATGATAGCATTGACAAAGCGCTGGCCGTATTCGTCTGCTTTTTCTGGAGGGCAACTAAACTGGACCTCATCGTGGACGTTAGCGTGGAGCGTGTAGTCTTCTCCGGCCATGTCGTTGACAAAGTGCACCAGTGCTTGCTTCATGCATATCGCCCCGGCTGACTGTAACAAAAGATTCACGCTACTGTGCGGGGACCTACAGGGTAACGTGCGCCCGTCGAGTCCTTTGAGAAAACCAAAGCCTTCTACTTTGTCTTTGACGGCCTCGCGTAACCTCTTGATCGCTGGCATCTGTTTGAAAAACTGAGCCTTGAGCCTGCTGCCATCCTGGGCGGTCCCATCGACGACCTCTCCGATCTTCGAGTCTGACCCGCCGTAGATTAGGCAGTAGATGAAGCGTTTCGCTGCGTTTCTGTCAGGCAAGCCTGCGGCCTCTTGGTTCGCTGTGTGCACGTCACCACTTAGGATCTCGTTGGTGTAGCGCCCGTCGTCGATCTTGTGCAGGTAAGCGGCTAACATTCGCAACTCAAGCCCCGAAGCGTCACAACCCACAAGGACACGCCCTGGAGGAGCAGTGAACAGCGCACGGCACTCGTAGCCGTATTCAGCGGAAACCGAAGGACACTGTGCGACATTCGGCGACTGATGACTACAGCGGCCACTGACGGTCCCACCTGTGTTCACTGAGCCATAAATATTATTATTATTAACAAGCTTGAGCCACCCGTTTTTACCTTCGGCTAACTGACCGAGCCGTTTAGCAACCAACAGATACTCTAGTAACTTCAGGCTCTGGGGTGTGTCGATCCCACGAAGCACTGCCTCGTTGATCGCAGGGCGCTTACCCTCGAAACACTCAGGCTTCCAACCGTCTTCGATGAGGCGCTCTGAGATCTGATCGCGACTCTGTGGGTTAAACGGAACTTCTTTGGTTCGCATCTCGCCTTTCTTGACGTCCTTGTGCCCCGCTTCGTTCGCCTCTTTCTTTGTCAGCCACTTCTTGCCATCTGGTGTTATCCACCAAGGGCGCTTAGTTTCGACGACGCGTGGAGCAAACGTGTGCTGTAGTTCGCCGTCGAGTTCAGCCCGCCTTGTCACTAGTTTACTGAGGAGCTTGTTGGCCCCCTCGACGTCAAACGGAAACCCGTTCTCTTCTTGGGTTCTTATGGCTCGCGCAAAGTCCATCTCAAGCACAAGGTCTTGGTCAGTGTGCGTCCGGTCTTTCATGAGGTAAGCAAAGAGGGCCTCGTTGACCACCACGTCCTGGACACAGTAGTCTTCCATCTCTTGGCTCCAGTGTTCCCAGGTCTCGGTGGCACCGTGTTCGTCTTTGTGGACACCCAAGCGCATACCCCAGGACTTCAATGAGTGCGACCCACGCAAAAACGTAGGGAGCTTCGCTTCGTTCCAGTCTTCGCGTTTACGGTCTGGGTGGTTGAGTCTACCCAAGACCATCGTGTCGATGATAGTAGGGTGCTCAAAGCCATACATTTTACGCAGGGCCGGAAGGTCGAACCCGATGCCATTGTGTGCGACCAAACAGTCAGCCCTAGATAATCTCTCTAATGCTTCATTAATATTATTACACTCACCGTTGTTGCGATAGCGGTGGGTCCCTTCGTTGTCCATGATGACAATGCAATGCACAACCTCTAGTCCCTCTAGGGTATTCCAGTTGCCGATCGCGTTGGTCTCTATGTCAAATACTGCTGTGTTCATCATTTAAAATGGGTTAGTGGTGTCCATGACATGAGTCTCAGTGAGTCGCGCTGTGTCCTTGTCGTAAGCCAACGAACACGCCACGCCTGTCTCTCCGCTAAAACGGTTCTTCAGGACCCTCACGGTTGTCTTGTTGCGGTCCTCTGGGTCTTCGGCTTGCTGCGACCTTTCCAGTCCCAGGACCATGTCTGACAGTTGAGCTATGGCTTGGGAGCCCCTAAGGTCCGCCAGGCTAACTGCTCGTCCTTCTTCGTGACCTCGGCCCTCAGGACGCTTAAGGTGACTCACGAGTAACAACGCAACCTTGGTCTCTTCGACAAGAGAGCGCAGTGCGGTCATTGTGTTATCGATAAGCCTACGCTCGTCGCCGTCACCTATGCCCGAGACAACAATACTGATATGGTCGAGAACAACAAAGTCAACGTCGTAGGTCTTGATCATGAAGCGAATCCGGTTGAGCAGACTGTCTGACGCTAGGCTACCGAAGTGATCATAGACGTAAAAACGACCGCTACCTACTGTCGCATCAAAGGCATCCTTGAAGGCGTCGTCGCGTTCAAACGGTTCTAAGTGTAAACACTTGCCCATCTCAAGACCGATGATGCTCAAGGCTGTCTTCTCGACTGACTCTTCGAGCGCGATGTAGCCAATGCGCTTGTCAGTAGTTTTCATTAGGTGGTGCGTGATCACCCGGCAAACCTGTGACTTGCCGATACCGCTTCCTGCACAGAGCGTCACAATCTCAGATTGGCGAAGTCCGTGTGTGATCCTGTTGAGCCCGGAGAACGGATAATCTAAAGCCTCGACCTCGTGGTGCTCGGCGATCTTCTCGTAGAGCTCTACGCCAGACAAGATGTCGTCAGGCCTCCACACTTTAGCGCTAAAGATCGCACCGATAATCGCAGACTTTTTGCCTTCAATAAGACACTCGTTGGCGTCTTTGTGTGGCAGGTGAGCAACCTTACACTTACCCGCAGGTAACATATGGGCAACCTCTTCGACGGCGTTGCGCCCACTCTCGTCCATGTCGAACATCAAGATCACCTCCTGGAAACCAGAGAGCCAGTCAAAGTGTTTCTTGAACATCGACTTGGCAGACTGAGCGCCAGCGCCAAGGCTCACCACAGGGAACTCACCGCCCTGGGCTACTGCCACAGACATCGCGTCGATTTCTCCTTCGGTTACGACAAGCTTAAAGCCTGGCACCGGGTTAGCCCACAGGTGCTGCCCGAAGAAATGATCGGGCTTTCCGGCGCATCGAAAGTCTTTACCTGCGAAGCGATACTTCTGGGCGATCTTCTGGCCCGGCAGGTCGTAGTAGTTTGCGATGTGACAAGGCTTACCGTTAAGGTGGCCTACTTGGTATCTGAAACGACGGCAAGTAGCCTCGTCGATACCCCTAGACTCTAACGCAGTGTATTCCCCGTCGATAAAGTCATTATTATTATTATTTATTATATTTTCCATTGTTCTCGGTGTTCCATTCCCGGCACGAAAAACTCCACAAGCATAACACTTAGTGGAGTCGTCAGTATTTATAGTTAATGCATCGCTGCTGCCACAGTCCGGGCAAGGCTGATGCGTCAAGGCGGCGGTAAGTTGATCCATTCGTTTGGTATCTTGCTCTTTGCGTCACACCACTCAAAGCCATTATCATCACACCACTGACCATAGGTCGTCTTACTGTTCTTGTTGAGCGTCGTGTTTGCATTCTGGAATACAAAACGAACATCTGCGTCAGGATTTTGCTCACGAACAAGTAAGTGTTTGGTGCGGTCTGAGCCCTCAAAGTAACCCTTGACTTCTAACATGATGCCATTAGGCAACACGAAGTCAGGCGTGTAAGTCTGCGGCCTCAGATACTTGAGCTTTTGGCTCTCGTAAGAGTAGTTGACCCCAGCCCCTTCAAGGGCCGAGGCCACACGCTTTTCTAGTCTAGAACGAAAAATCCCCGTTCTCTTTGCCCTGTGTCTCCTCATCGTGTAGTTCTGTGGTGAAATCCTCACCGCCATCGAACCCGCCCTCGACTGAACCGAAGATCGAATCTTTAGATCCGTATTCAATTAGCTCAATAATCTGGACAGATCGTAAGCGAAGGCTCACCCCAAACTTACCACTGACAACCCAGACATGAGGCTCTAGTGCTAACTTGATGCGAGACCCAGTGCCAACCTGTGGCATCTTTATTTTTTTACCTGTAGAATTGCAACAAGCTACATTAAAATTAATAACACCTTTGTCACGGGTTTGACGCTGGGCGACCTGCTTGGCCATAATGTAAAAACCCGCGTCGCTTTGTCTAAACGGTGTCGAAGGGTCTTTCTTGAGTTTACCTTTGGCCTTCTCAGCCGCTTTGGCATACTCAGCGTCATACAGTTCGTCGTAGTCGCTTTTCATAGCGTTCCACTCTGCTTCAGTCAGCACCAGTCTCACCTGGTAAACACCCCCAGTGTTGAACTTGTAGTCTGGCTCATGGAGATGCGGGTATAGTGCTTCTCCTTCGGGTGTTACGATTAGTTTATTACTCATTGTCTTTTTCTTTCTAGTTTTGTTTTAGGTTTTATGCAAAGAAGTATGTTGACTCCTTAATTTGTTTGATCTCAGCGTCACCAAACTCTGGTGGCACTGGGAAATCTAACTCTGGGTGTTGTTCCTGAAGCTGACTTCGCCATTCAGTTAATAGGTCTCGCGAAAAGAAGTCAACAAAAACTTCACGTAAAGTTGAAGAAAGTTGGTCACACTTGTTTGCGTGGGTGCCATAGCTGTCATGGATAAACGAAAAGTCGTAGATTCCGTGCTCTTTGTTACACCGAACAACAGTCTCGTGGAGCGCTGCTGCGTCTAGGCTATGGACGACGTTAGGTGATGCACCGTTGACCATGCGACGCCTACTGATCAACGTGTCGTCGTCCTCGCGGAACTTAACGCACGTCGCTTTGCCTGATATATATGTATTTACCTGCTGGTTGTGGACTTTGTAGTATTCTTGGTGCACCGGGAAACCTGTCGGTGACACCCAAGACAGCGCTTTGTTTTGATCAGCGATGAGCTTGGCGCACGC